CCTTATCAATCACTTGAGAAGCAGTCGTACTACCACCATTGCCGTCAAAGATGACTCGTACCTTACCGTCGGGGACAGTCTGTGCAATAGCACTGTTGTGACCGACGGGGGTTCCAAGGTCATCCTCGGCAATCCCAGTGATGACATCACCACTGGGAACGAGGTTCATAGTAGACTGGCTCGAAGTGATTGTTTTTACCAAGGGGACAGTTTTCGTATGCACTGCAAGCACTGAATACGTTCCACCCTCTTCGGTAGGGACAGCGGTCACCTTATAGGCGACCCCATCCTTCATAAACAAATCACCAATCTTTGCCATGGGATACTCCTTATGCCGATACGTTGCTGATGAACGCCACCAGCGGGATGTTCTTGGTGTCATACACCATAGACCAGTTGTCACTCGTACCAAGTTCTGCATCGGTCGGACTTTCCTTCGCAATACTGGCCACATCGAAACTGAAGCCATACGGATGAAGCAGTCTGCCCCACTTGGAGTACAGCTTCTGAACACCGCCAGCGGTCTCGGGGTCGTAATCGACATAGTTCGGGGTATCAATCCGAACAGGAGCGGTCATAATCAGACCAGTACCGCACAGGTAGGTGTGGTATTCGTTCAGACCACTGTCTGAATTAGAAACAACGGTCATAGTGTCGTCGATGACAACCGGCTTACCGAGGAAGGAACGAGAGAACGGGTCGGTGACAATCGCACCAGCCTTGATGTTCACGTCGTTAGCGGCTCCCTGTCGAACGAGGTCAGCATACACAGCACTGTGCATGAACCAAACCTTGAGTTCATCAAAATGGTCGCCCAAGGAACCTTGGATTGCCTTGATTGCGTTGTCCATGCCCAGTTTATGAATGGACTCTACAGTACCAGAATCCGCACGAGCGATGTCGTTGACGTGAGTGGAGAAATCAGCAACACCCTCCAGAGCACCGAGAATCTTGAGCAAGGTTTTCTGGTTCTGCTTTGCTTGATAGTCACCAATCTTACGAGCAACGTTCGACAGGTCATTGGCTCCAGTGAGCTCGTGGGTGAAATCCTTCTCCTTCCACGCCTTCATGCGACGGAACGCCATGGCGGTCATCTTCTTGCCATCGAGTTCCACAGGCTCGTTGTTGGTAATACCATCGTAGTTCAGTGCATCATCTTCAAAGGGGATGTAGAACGGAATGGTCACGACGTTGTTCTCGCTAGAGAGAGCGGATGCTACACTAGCAGGGGCAGGGGTTACGACACCCGAGGAAATCAACAGGGAGTTGATGGGGTCACGTTCCGAAATGTATCCAGTGAACACTTCGGGGTCAAAGTAAAAATCGCCAAAGGTACCAGTTCTAGCCATGGTGGGTCTCCTTAAATCTTAGAGGACAGTGCCTTTTGTTCTCTTTCGAATCGTGCTGGGTCTTTTTTCTTGAGCTCGGCACGTTCCTCGAAAGTCATGTCCTTAAATGCCTTATTTACGGGCACAGCAGTCTTTGGTGTCTGGATTCCAGCAGTTGCCTTCTTGGTCTGCTCAGCAATCGACTTCTCCAAAGAGCTTTTGAACAATTCACCCAGCTTGCTTACACGAGCGAGTGTCTTGTCCCTATCGGGAGATACAATGTCAAGTTCAGCATCCTCTATGATGGATTGAATGGCCTCATCCCCTAATCCAGCTTTACGAAGTGTGTCCATAGCTTCCAGTTTGTTGGCTCTGACAGCAAGTTCGTCCAGTCTAGCTTGAAGTTTCTGTTCAGTGGTCAGTTGAATTGCAGGTTCAATCGACCTCTTCACTTCTTCGATAAATTTAGGGTCTTTCTTGGCATTCTCTCGTGCGGTCTGACTTGCTTTTGTTCTCTCTTGGTCTACGTACCGTTTCTGTTCATCCGTAAGGTCGTCCCATGTGACTGGTTTAGGAGTCGGGGCGGGAGCGGGCTGTGGTTCATTCACAGGTACGGGTGTAACAACGGGTTCAATAATAGGTTCTGCCATATTTACCTCCTAAGTCCATCGTTCGGCTCCCCGAAGGTTTCCTATGATGTCCTTCTGCACGGAATGGC